GCTTGGGGTCAGGCTTACCGTCGAGCAGCAGCGTTGCGTTGATGTCTTCCTTGTTATCGGGATTCGGGTCGCTTACGCCGGGGTTGTTATTTTCTGTCGTCATTGCTGTCCTTGTTGTACTGCGGCTACACCAGCTTCTGTGCCTACGGTGTTAGCCATTTGGGTTGCCATTGCAGCTTCTTGCTTCTTGGCAAACTCTGCATCTGTCATCATGAACTTGTTAAGGTCCACGTTGCGGCCTTGGCCGATGAACGCTTTAATCTCGTCCCACTTGAGGCGGGCTTGTACAGCCTCTGGTAGCTGGGCTACTTGCGCCATGTCACCCATAGCGAGGCGGAAGTTCTCAAGGTCCCCGTTGCGGCTAAGGGCATCAAGCCCCGTCACAATGGTAATCTCAATCTCTGTGCCTTGGACGGTGAAGTCGGATGCGTCGAGCAACCAGCTACCCACTGGCTTCTGCAAGCTAGCGGCAAGGGTGGAGTACACACCGCCGTAAGCTGTCTCAAGCTCGTTGGCAGTCATGCGCACTTCTTCCTGTGTCACACGCTCTGCATCACGAATGATAGCAGAACCCATGAGGAAGCCACGGCTTACGCGCCTCTCCCAGCGGTCTAGGGCCATCGTCAGGATTTCGATAGCCTTGGGGTTACCGCCTGTGATCGGCTTGACATCGGACTCAAGGCCGGGGAGTGCATCGCCGTTGTTACTTTGGGCAACGTCCTCTACAGAGGTTACACCGTTGGGGTTAACCATCCAGCGGAACTCGGCAGCCAGTACGCCACCGTTAACGATTGCCTCGCTTAGTACGCTGATTGCTTCAAAGTCGCGGGCATACTCTTCAACCAAGCCTGTGCCATAGTCGGCTTCGTCGGACAAGTCCCAAGTCAGAACTTGGTACGGGCACTTGTCTACGGCCCAACGTCCGTTAAACTCTTTGGGCAACCGGATGTCTTCAACCCACTGGGTCATGGACATCTGACCGTTCTGCTCACGCTTTAGCCACTTGTAGAAGCTAACCTCTGAGTCTTCCGTGTGCTTGATGGCTAGCTGCTTTTGGATAGCCGGGTCTAGCTCGTTGAACTTGACCTTCTCACGAACGCATAGCTCAATGACCTCGCCGCGAATGTTGCGCTTAACCACGTAGTTGCGGATACTGATTACCCGCATAGCCTTTTTCTCGAAGACCAGCAAGCAGTTACCCACCACGATTAGGTGGCGCATGATCTGGAATAGCTTAGGCCGTTGGCCCAGAGAGTCTAGCTTCTTAATGGCAGACCGCTCGCCCTGCACAAGCGACTCGTTAATCTGAGTCTCTGTGAGGCCTAGCTTAGCAGCCTTCTTGAGGAAGTCCTGCACAGCTTGCAGCTTGATGAATGGGCGGCTAGGCGCAAACATGGCAAGCATCAGCTTGTTGGCTAGGTGGTTCGTACCCTGTGAACCTAGGCTCTGGTAGTCCTGTGTGTCCGGGTCGTTGCGTTGTTTGTAGTTCTCGGGGTGCAGGACTTTAGCAACAGTCATGGCTGCGTAACGCTCGAAGCGCTCTAGCATCCCTGACCTGTCTTGTTCCCGCTCTGCCCAAAACTCTGAGGCGCGGGTAGGCTTCATTAGATGCTAACCCCGCCGCTAGTGCCGGTGCCAAACTTAGCACGGCGGGCACGGGCTGCGCCGCTAGCGCTAACCCCGCCGGTGTTGCCGATGTTTACATCAGCGTTCTGTACCGGTGCTGCTGCCGCATCTGCCGCCGCCGCTTGGGCCGTGGCTCTAGCCGCGCTAGCGTCCATGCTACGTGATGCCTGTGCCGCCTGCTCCTGCGCAGCCTTGGCCGCTAGGTCAGCAGAGGCGCGGGTGGCTGCTGCTTGGTCGTCGGCTGCACGTTGCGCTTGGTCAGCTTGAACGTCAGCCCCCGTGATCTTGGATACTGCTTGTCGGACGAATCCCATTTTGTGTTTCCTTAAAGTAAACCTTGGTTAACGGGGTGAACCCGCTTTGCTCGTAAGCCTTGGCCATGATACTTACAGGACTGCTATCACCACCCAGCACACCGCGTAGGTCGTTGTAGCTGGCGTAGGCTTCAAGAGATTTGACTACACCTGCTGTGCCGTCAAGCGACAGAGCAACCTTAATGGTAAACCACTCTTGCAGGAATGGTTGACCACCGTACCAAGGTTGTACAACTGTAGTGAACACTAAGTAACCATCAATGTACAGCACTACTTCGCCCTGCGACGGGTTGGTTATGCTGCTTGCAAGTTGCGAGTAAGCAAAGCCTAGATCGTAACCTTTAGCAAAGGTGTAGTGCTCTGGTTGTTCTTCAACCTGCTGGGCAAAGAAGGTAAGGGCTGCTAGCAAAGCAGGTAGGTCCAGCTTAGTTGCGAGGCGCATCGATCACCAACCCTTCCCGCAGCTTCTGCAAGACTGCTTGAATACCTAGGGCGTATGCCACCTCGATGGGTGTAGTCTGGGTGGTTGGTGTGATCGGGCGGAACTGCTTAGCAAAGTCATCAAAGACTTCTTTAGTCAGCCGGTTAACGGTAACGACGTTCTGTGTCATGGCGTAGTATAGGTTCCATAATTTAAGAGAAGAAGAAGTCTGACTCCAGCACTTCCATGATGTCAAGGTTACCCTTGGTCGGAGGCGGTGTCAGGTACGGGTACAGCTTGAGCAACTCAGCGGGTGGGTCACATGCTAGGTACATGGCCACGAACTGCTTACGGATAATGTCGTAGAGGCGCTGGGCATCTGCGGCGTGGGTACCGTAGTCGTCGTGAATCATGGCAAGGCTGTCGATACCGTACAACGCTGCGTCGTTAGTGCTAAGATGCAAGTGGGCTGCATCCATGCTATGCACGAAGTTAGGGGCAAGGCCGCTAGCGTGTCGCTTGGGGTCGGCTTCGTCTGACTCGCTGTGTACACGAATCTTCATTGGGCCGTGCAGGTGAGTACGGATACGGTGTACCTCTACCTCATAGTACGCTTGGCTAGCCGGGAAGCCGGATGGCGTAGGCCATACAATCATCTTGTCTTCGCGCTCATTGGCCTTAACGATCTGACGGGCTGACTTCTTAAGCCAGTCCATAGCCTCGCGGCCCTTCACCACAACGTCACCAATCGCGGGCCACACCGCCTTCATCAGGATGATAGCAGCACGGCGGTACTCGGTTTTGTCAAAGGTGGGGCCTAGGTTGTGGCGGAGGTAGTCATCGACGATGTACTCTGTAGCTGTGCGCTCGGTAACGCCGTAGGGTGTAGTCATCACAGAGCGCTTGACTGCGCTGCGGGCAATGCCAAACTCTAACCACTTGTCGATTAAGGCTTTCTCTGCCTCGTCTGCTGGCACCATAGCAGCAAGTCGCTTGGTCGCTGCCTTGGCTACGTCGCCGTAGATGTCGCGCATCACGGTGTTGGCCGTAAGGTTTGTGGCAGCGCCACCAATCTCGTCACGGAACATGGCGCTCAGGTTCTGCAACCCGTTACAGCTACCGTCCATGCTGATTGGAATGCGGCTTACGAAGTTTGGATTTCGTAGGTATTCAGCGTACTCAAAAGCCCAAGCGAGGAACTGTAGCGGGTCGCCTGCTTCGGTCCAGCCTGTGTTGTTAACTGGGTCGTCAGCAAATGAGACAATAAGGTCTGCTCGTTCTTTAACCCAAGTAACGCGATCTTCGAGAGTAGCTTTGTCAAATCCCCACTTGTTAGCGCCTTGCACGTGGAACCACTTGATTGCGTCTGGGCTGGAGAGTGGCTTACCGGTGGCAAAGTGAATGAGGCTTTTGCTAAGATCGCTGCCTTGCGGGTTGAGTCCGTAAGTGAGCGGATAAAGTCTTCCTCGGCTATCTGCGAAGTACACAAAGTATATCGCAGGGTAGGCCTTAAACATTTCTGCCGCACGGGTTGCTGCGTAGAAACGGGAGTAGCGGCTCCCGAGCAGCTTGCGCTCTGTGTGCCACTCGGCCATGTCTCGCTTCCATTGCTTGAACTCTGTGAGTTTGTCAGCAGGCCATTGGTCTTTAGGTAGGCGAGTAGCCCACTCGTCAGCAAGCCAGCTTGGGCGGGGTGGTGATGGTGTGTCATTGAGGCTAACAATCTCCTTGGTTGAGAACTCTTTGGCTACGGCATACACGGTGTCGAGCATGCGCTGATTGACCGCCCATGCTGTGCGCTGCAAAGCATTGACCGCACCGTAGACCACGGGCATGTCGTTCTCCTTACCGAGCCTGCGGCTAGAGCGACGCCCGTGGATAAGCGTTGGGTTAGCGCTACGCATCTTGGGTGTGTGGTACCCACCGGTAACGCCGTGTGCCCAGTCAAGCGGGGGCTCGACGCAAGGGCCGTACACCGGCATGGACACAGACACATAAGCTTTGATCTTGTCGATGCGCTCAACAATCTCAGGGTGCAGCAACACCTCACGGGCCTCGCGTTTGTAGCCGGTGCGAAGCTCAGCACCAAGCACAACCAGTTCGCTAACCTCCAGCAGACCCAGCAGGTAGAAGCCCACCTGCTCGCGGCTTCCGATGTCCCACTGGGTAATGTTAAGCCCGTTCTTCTCTGCCTGCATCATGAACACTGTGAGGCGGTGGCGCTCGTCCTTGGACAGGCGGCGGGCAAAGTCGTTGCTCAGGGTATGGTACAGGTCAGGCGCTTCCTGTTCGATCTGGGCAAGCACTAGCTCACGGTGGATGGTGCGCCCAATACCGTAGGCTAGCTTGCGGTGGTCTTCTGGCTTTGATGACAAGAGGTTGGAGACAACGTAGCGGACTGCAAGGTAGGCAACCGCATCCGGGTCGAGTCCAGTAAGTAGCATGGTGTGCGCTTGGCGACGACCTGCACGCTTGGCGTCAGTGTCTTCTTTGATGGCACTTGCAAGAGGTAACACAAACTCATCGAACAACTCCTTAGCGTATGGGTTCTGGTGGGCGCGGCCAGCGTCTTCCGCTTTGGCCATCATTCGTTCGGCACGGTTAATGCCGCCGACGTACATTACTTCTTCTACCTTAACCTGTGTCATCAATTCCATAGTGTCCTTAAGCGTCTGTTCTGATTCCTTTGAATCGTGGTTCCCTAAAGCTACCCTCTTCCGTAAAGCCCATGGCCTCTACTTCGATGCGCTTTCCTATAATCAGTGAGTTGTCTGCGATGTACGCATCGACCTCTTTCTGAGTAAGGCCTGTGCTTACACGCTGCGAGCGGCCATTAAACACAAATCCGAGAGCGAGTGTGTTCTTGCCAGTCTTCTCCCCAACGTCGGGGAACAGCGCCTCTACCGTCACAGTCTCACTGACGAGGGGCTTGACCTTTATGAACTCACCACCCTTACCAGCACCCACAATGTACTTACCGTCAGCACGGGCTAGGATAGCACCGTCGTAGTAGGCAAACTCACTACCCTTGTAGTGCAGCGCTGTTGGTTTGGCAAACGCCCAAGCCTCAGCCAACGTACCGCGAAAAGTGTGGAACGTGGGCTTAATGAGGCAGGGGAAAGTGGGCTGCGCCATCCACTCAAGCAGGTTGCCTATGCGGCGACCATACGTTGTTGGGTACTGCACATGGTTTGCTTGACCAAGCAGGATGGGCAGGCCTGTGGCATCCTCGTTGTAGTCAAACGGTACGCAGTCAAACGGTACAAAGCACAACTGCGGTTGCGGAGAGTGTCGGCGGAACATGCCGCTAATCTCTGCGAATGGTTTACCTACTACCCACGCCTCACCGCATACAGCGATGCGCCCGTTGCCTAGGTTGTACGCTTGCATCAGGGCGTCTGCCACATGCTGCATGCTACGCACAGTCTCGCCCTGTCGAGAGAACACATTAACCAGCTTACCGTTGTCGAATGCAAAGATCACATGGCACCCGTCGTACTTAGGACTGACCACCCACTCAAGCACATCCGTGCTGGCTTGCAAAGCCTTGCTTAAGTTCTTAGGCTCAACGGCCTTATGCACCATACAATCACCCATGTGGGTACCTCCGTTTGTTCTTAATTAACGCATCGTCAATGATAGACACAGCCGTTGTAAACTTAGTGTCTGCTGTAAGCTGCTCTGCTAACAACGAGTACAGGTCAGCCTTTGCTTCATCAGTGATATCGATTAGTACGACACCAACTGCAAGTTGCAAAGCCTCTGCCATGTCTTCAATGTTGTTACCTTCTTCGTACCCATAGATACAGCAAGCTAGCTGAAAGGCTTTACCAGCATCCATCATGTTACATCCTTACCACGACTAGGGGTGTTAGCTGCTCGCTTGCGAATCTCTAGGTCCAGCACGGCTAGTGCGTTCCATGCTGCATGGGCTAGGTGGTCAAGCTGGCTGTCTGGGTCTTTGTCTTCACCGGACTGCTTGGCTAGCCAGTGGCGCAAGCCTGCATCACTGTAGCGGGCTACCCCGTTAGGGACTGACACCCACCCGTTCTCACTGTACTTGGCTGCACCAAAGCTACCTACCTTGGCTACCTCGGTCAACGCTCTGGCAAACCCACCTAGTACGAGGGCTGGTCTTACCTTACCGTGATCTAGCTTGGCACCTGCCTCATGGGGGCTGCGGCCTGTTGGGTCAGCTTCTACCGGTCTTGGGTCGATGTTACGAATCATACTGTTCTCCTTGGAGGTTTCCACCCGCAGGGTGGGTCGGATAGATGCAACCACTTTGGGTTACACCTATCCTATTAGTTTGCTAAGAGGGCTTGTCGCTTGGCCTTACTGTTTTGTGTGTACCGGCTACGGGAGAATCCGAAGCAAGTACCGCAACGGTAACGTGTGTACTCTCCTGTCTGTGTGTAGGCTTGGCCCACATCTTCAAGGTGTGTACCGCCGCAGCGGGGGCAGCGGGTCTTGTCATCGTTGTAGTAGGCGGCTACGTTAGGGTGGCCCACCATGTAAGGGCGGAGCTTGAGGTATAGTTCCTCGGTGGCTGGTACATCAATACAGTTGTACTTCTTCATGACGCGCCATGCTTTGGGGTTGCCCTTCAAGCACTCGGTCCATAACTCCATGCCGGGGAACTCTGAGTGTGCATACTTAGGTGTGTCCGTAAGATGCTTGCTCAGCCACTCCAGCTTGTTGCTCGTGAACTTGGCTACGTCCTTAGCCACTAGCATTGTGTCAATCACTTTAAGCGGTGGCACTGGTGGCAAGCCTGCTTCAATGAATCGTGCGTTGATCTTCTTCAAGTCAAACGCCTTGCCGTTCTGGGCAATCACGATGTCACAGTCGCTAAGCTCTGCGTGTAGTGCTACGAGCAAGTCCTTGTCGTCACGCGGGTCAGCCTTCTGGCTGGTGTCCATGTAACGTACCTTCTTCTTGCCCAAGTCTTTGACACAGTACGAGAGGATACTCCACTCCTGTACGATCTGGTTCAACCCGATGTTGACTTTCCAGAGGGACCAGACATACGCAACAATTGGGCTAGTCTCAATGTCTAGCGTCTTGATGCGCGGCCCGTTCATTGGCAGCTTTCGCAAGTACCGTCTGTGCCACAATAGGCTGAGCCCAGTGGGAAGTCTTCTACGGCATAGCCGCTTCCCTCACCCAACACACCGGCCAAGCCTAGCGCCTCACTCGGGTGACTTCCTTGCAGCACGGGCTGCTCTTGCTTTTGCGTTTCTTCGTTCGCGCTTTTCATCTTCGTTCCTGTACGTTGGGTGTAGGAACCCTGTTTGGTTTGTGACATGGCGCTGTAGGTATGCGGCTGCACCGTGGGTGAAGGCCGCTAGATTAACCACGCCGTAGCGCTTGTAGTTATTCTCTACCTTGCCGAGCAAAGCGTTACACCCATTGTGTAGGGTGCCGCGCACTGCGCCGGTAGTATGGTCATGGTCGAGGACTGGCTTGGTCAGAGGTAGCTGACACAAGGCGCAACGCCCACCCTGCTGGGTAGCGAAGCGCTCTCGTATCGGGCCTACCTCAGACTGCTTGAGTCTGTAAGGCGTTGAGGTCATCGGCTTGTCGTACACGGGTTTCGATTTCGGCGTAGGCTGCGGGGAACAGTTCGTGGTCAGCGAACTGGTACATAGGACCACCAACTTCGCAGCAGTCGTCCCACTTGTCTGGGTTGCGGCGCATCCACAACAGGCAAGCTTGCTCTAGCATTTCTACTAGCCAGCGTTCTTTGTAGAAGCTACCGTACCAGTAGGCAACTGCGTAGCCATTGCTGATGGGGATGTCTGCCCACTCTGGCGCTAGGTCTAGCAGCTTAGCCGCCGTCACTTCACCAACGGGCTTGACCTTGTTGTCGTGTGTTACATACTTTGGCAGGCCGGGGATGTTATCCGCCGTGTCCCCGTGTAGCATCTGCAACCAGAACCACTTGTGCCCATACTGCTTGTCATTGAACACGCTGTCATGTACGTTGCGGTTGTACGCTGCGTACTCATGGCGCACATCGGTTAAGCTATGCTCTACCTTGTGGATGCGGTTAGTCACCCAATCAAGGTGAACACCCGGCAGCATACGCATGTCCTTGTCCTGCGTCAGTATTACTACATCGTCGGGATAGTTGTATGCGTACCAGCCAAACAAGTCATCGGCTTCCGCCGTGTACGTTGTCTCAACCTCTACGCCATTGAAGCCAGTGGCCAGCAGTTCTCGCAGTGCTCCCCAGTTCTTAGGGCGGCGTGAGCCAGCCCGCTGTCCTTGGTACGGCTTGACTCGGGCTATCGCATAGCGATGACCCTTGTGGCTACCAGCACCAGTGACCAGCACCCTGATGTGCTGAGCACCGACTAGCTCAGCCGCCCGCTTTACCTTAGAGATAAGGTTAGCACGGGCTGTGCCTACATCGGTGTCGTCATTCCCTGCGCAGTAATAGCACAGACCATCACCGTCAACCAACAGGATTCGATTAGGTACTATAGGTACCGCACCGTAACCCATTGGCTGAGCAGCAGCGGCCTTAGCTATAGCGCTAGCAAAGGCGCTGCTCTCCATTAGACGATGCCTCCGAGCTTGTCATTCCCACCAGAACTTCCCACGGCAGCGGGTGCATAGGCCGTCCCTGTTTGAGGCAAGGCCCCGCCTACAGCGGCAGACGAGGCGTTGTCGTTTCCCTCGTCTTCCTCCTGCTCGTCCATCTGAGGGATGTCTAGAGACTGCCCGTTCTGTGCAAGCAGCGTGTAGATTGGGGAGCCCTTGAAGTTGACCGCATTCTTGATCGTGTTCTGAAACACGTTCTTGCTGCGAGCTGGGGCAGTGACGTTACCCTTGTCGTCCTTGCGCTCTGGGTACTCACCCTCAATGAACAACGACGCCCACTGGTTGAGGTCAGCCTGTTCCCACAAGAAGCAACGGATGTCGCTCAGTGCTGGTGGCACGGCCACATCAACGTAGCCTGTCTCGCTGTCTTCGTCTTCCTTGCGGGGAGGTGCAATGGTGTAGCCACCCGGACCCTTAAGGGTAACGTCGATGCGCTCCTTGCCATCCTTGCCTACCCACTTGCGGTGGTGAATCTCGCCCTTGAATCCTTCGCCCAACAGTTGCACAATGTGCTGTGCATCTTGGCGGTAGTTCATACGCTGGAAGATTTTGAAGAAGCTAGCCTTTTCGTTCAGGCTATAGTTCTCTTCAACCGTTACACGGTACGGGAGCTTGTCGCCGTTGGGCAACTCGACTGGTTGATGACGCTTGCCGGTCAACTCAAAGATCAGGCGTACCTTCTCCTTGACGGTGGGCGCACCCTTGAAGGTACCCTTCTGCTTGCCGAGTTCAACGTAGCCGATGAAGCGCATCAGGCAAGGGCCCTCTGCTGCTGGTGTGATGTCGGTGCCGCCGCCAGCTTGGCTCTTGGTCTGGTCTGCGCCCTCGCTTGCTGCCTTAGCGCCCAGTGCTTTGAAGTCGATTGTCATTTGGTTCCTTAGTTACTGTAGATACGATGGCGTGTAGCCACCCATGTACTGCTCACGCAGTTCGGTACGCAGCTTAGCTGCATGTTCTTTGAGGCCGGGTATCTTCTCTTCGTCCATCATGCTGTCACCCCAGCTAGTATCGCTAGGCACAGGCAGTGCAATCTTCCAATCGAAGTGGTACTCGATCAGGTCACTAGCTGCTTCCATGCAAGCGTGAAGCAAGCAGGCTACCTCGAAGGCTACATCGGGGTGGGCATCAGCGTACTCAGCATCGTGCACTTGGTTGACTAGCAAGCCAAGCCCGCCGAAGTTTTGCCGAGCATAGAATGCACGGACGCTCAACCACATCGCAGCCTTGGCCCACTCACCACCCATGCCCTGCACAACGTAGTTGCGAATCTCCGTTGGCGAGAAGCTGGCAGTGATACCCTTCTTGACAAGGTACTCAGGCGAGGGTGACTCTATGTAACTGTAGAGCTTACCGTCTGGTGTGCGGTAGTGGCTCTTGCCTAGGTGGGCTGTCACACCGGGGAAGTCAGGGTGCTGCACAACACGGAAGGCCTTACGCCCTAGCTTGATCTGCTGCGTTATGTCGGCGTAGTATTGCGGAATCTCTGGGTAGCGTTCGTCCTCTGCCTTAGACAGGGCCTCGACTTCCTCAAGCGCAATGCCAGTGGACTCACTGATCTTCTTGGAGCCAGCGCCGTATGCTCGTTGGAACGAGAACACCTTGGCACCAGTACGCTTGTAGTCCCACTCAGGTACAGCAGGTACATACAACCCGTTGGCATCGGTGTAACCTTTGGCTAAGTTGAACACCTCTTGGTAGTCCATCTTCTCCTTGGATGCAAGGCGCACAACGTGCAAGTCCATGCCGCTCTTAAGGTCATCGATCAGTTGGGCGCAGTGGGTAAGCACTGCCTGAACGTACACCTCAAGCGAAGAGAAGTCAGACTGAATGATCTTGCCGCCCTTGAAGCGAGACACGAACACAGTCTTAACGTCAGACTTGTTACCTTTAGGAATGTTCTGGAGGTTGGGCTCTGAGCTAGACAGGCGGGCAGTCACCGTGCTGCACATGTTCAGCTTGTGGTGAATGATGTTGTGCATGTCCACCAACGTGAGCATGCCCTTCTCTTTACCGTCCTCGTCCTTGGTGTAGTAGTAGGTACCCAAGTCCTTGGCCATGGCCATAAGGTCTGAGTAATACTTTAGGAACGGTACGCCACTGTTAGCTAGCTCGTCGATTACATCGGCAGCCGTTGAGTACACACCGGGTGTCGCGCCTTGCCACTTAGCCTTGGGCTTAGTGTAGCCGGGGAAGGTGTAGTCACGCTTGACTATCCGGCTCTTGGGTTTGGTGTAGTCATCAACCTTAACCTTCTTAGTCTTGAACTCGCCAGCGTTCTTTCCGCTCTTGAAGGTAGTGTAGTTAGATGCACTGGTTGCATCGAAGGGGTTGATAGCGGATACGCCACCGTCGTCGAGCAACCAATATACCTCATCCTTTTGAGCATAAGCGTAGTACGACTTACGCCCTAGGTCTAGCTCTGCTGGGTCAGTCCATGTGGTCGTGCCATCCTTAAGGTCATACTCTCGGCAGTCGTACTGCACAGTACCACCAAAGAACAAAGCAGACTTCTGGTTGGGGCTGTTCCAGTTGAAGTCGAATGGCAAGTCGGCAGGTAGGTACTGGGCTAGCGCAGCAGTAGCTTCATCGACTTTCTCCTTGAGTGCAGCGGCTAGCTGCATACCCAAGTCCTTGTCAACGTACATCCCGTTGCGTTCCATTTCGGTAGTACAGATCAGCGCACCCATATTCAGCAGGATGCTGTTAAGCTGACCACACTGGCGGGCTCGGGCAATCTGCCCTAACATGGTTC